AGGTACAACTATACAGAACTTTGATGTAAAGGCTTCATCATCTAAGAAGTTAGGTGCCAGAACAGAACATTTTATTGAGCGTATTTTAGACGGCGGTTCTATTGTACTAAATAAAGTTATGAGTGAATTAAACTCTAAGTCTAGTAAAGTTACTGGACGAATAAATAATAATATGATATTACTAAAGGTGATTTAAGAATGGATAAAAACAATCTACCTAATGATGCATCAGTCGCCGAGATTCTTTCGGAAGCATCTAAGATAAAAGGTAAAAAGGACAAGATAGACTTTCTACGAGACTATGGCAATCGACCAGACTTTATGTATGTGTTGAGAGGTGCCTATGCTAAGAACATTGAATGGTTAGTTCCAAACGGACCTTTACCAGAAGGTGTTCAGTATAGTGATGTACCAGCTGTTGACCTCGCAGACGATAGACTCATTAGAGCATACAAACAATTTATGTATCTAGTGAAAGGTGGACCTGATATGAGACAAGCCAAGAGAGAAGAAATATATCTCAATATGGTTAGATCACTTCATTCATCAGAAGCTAAGCTTCTAGTGTCTATTGTTGGAAAGAAGTTACCATATAAAGGTTTAACTAAAGCTTTAGTTACTGAAGCTTTTCCAGAAGTATTTACAAAAGAGTAATAAATACTTACATGACTTCAAATAAATTAGGATTATCAGTAGAAGAAAGAACAGTCTTTTATTCAAAGGACGGTAATAAGTATGCTGGCGAGATAAGACAGTATGATCCAAATACAGGGTTTCTTTCTTTACATGATCCTTTTATAAATAAAGTCATAGAATTTTATTGGGACCAGTCCTCGAGTACATGGAAAGGGACTGGTATTATTTCAGGTTATGTTGCTGAGGTTAGTATTACAGACGAAGGTCCAATTAATAAAAGTAATGCCTCAGACGAACCAGCGAAAGCAACGAGTGTGTCACGATTTCCTACATAATGAATGTGAGTGAATTTACCCGACAAGGTATCTTTATCAATGGAAATATAAGGAGGTGATCAATCTGTTATCATGAGGGATTTAAGATCAACAACAAATGGAGGACACGCGTACAGATACAAGTTTCGTCAACTTCTTTAGAGTACTCTGGAGAAGTTGACATAACAGCGAAAGCTGTTATAATAGAATAGAGT